CGTGAGATGCCACATCACCGCCCGCCGGGCAACGGCCAGTCGGGTCAATAGGCGCAATTTTCCGTGTTTGGCGGATAATACGGTTAAAACATAGAGGATGCCATAGCCACGACGCATGCCACGCGCGACCAGCCTGTGAGAAACATAATTTAGAGAGGGAAATATAGTGGAGGCGAGTAGGAGAATCGAACTCCTGTACACGGATTTGCAATCCGCACGTTTTTGACTGATTTTGAACGGCTTTTTGTGCGCCAAATGGACGGAACATATCAGAAACGTTTTGAGAATGTGCGGCAGCGAGCTACAGATGGTGCGTCAAGGAGAAAGGCCCCCTCTCGAAGCCAAGCATCCGTTAACCCCTTACTTCTAGAGCTTGTGTTTGCCAAAGTTACTACGTTACGCATGGTTTACTAATTTAAATGTTTGCACCAAGCCGGGCTAACCTAGGAAACAAACACTATGCGTTCAACCAAGCCTCGTCATTCCATTTCAGCCTTAGTTATGATTCTAGGTTTTTTGCCTCAGCTTGCTTCAGCTGAAATACGTTGCGGTTGGGTTGATAATCCGACGCCTGGTAATTGGTGGTTAACTGATCGTGACGGTGAGTGGACACTGATGCTCCAAGGGAATGGCGACCGTGACAATGGATTCCTCGATATTCCAAGGACCTGGAATTTCCAGGATCAATGGCGAAAGACTAATGGGTCCTATGGCTACGGATGCGGCTGTTTCGAAGGTGAGATTGATAAAGCCTCAAATTGGGTCACGAAACTTACTATGCTGAAAGCCAAAGATCTGGAAGTTTGTGAAGGTGATCCTGCACTTCCTACGCGATAGTCGTGGAGCGATATCGTTCGGTGCCATCCCTCCACGCGCTTGGTCCATTCGGGCACCACTATTGAGCACCTCCCAAAAAACATTAGGTTAATTACATACCCAAAATGTCTGCCATCCGGACCATAAAGACCATCGCTGCAAGCTAACCAAGCTTTGCTTTCCGAACCCTTCAACCAACGGACGATTTTCTGATATGGTGAATGTCCGCTATAGCAGTGCACCTGACGTCAATTAATCGACGTTCCGAGTACCTCTGCACTTAGGAAAGCTCGTACAACCCCAGAAAGTGCTCCCTGTTTTACGACCCGTCCGCTTTACCATCTCGCTGCCGCATTTAGGGCATGCTGTTTGATCCAGTTTAGCAGGGCGGTTTCTGACTGCTGCCTTATTTCGTAGACTTTGCAAGTGATCACTGCGCACTATCTTCGTGTTTTCCAGAGCCCGTTCACGTAGTTTTTTAGAGTAGGTGTCGAGTTGCTGTTCAGAAAACATCTTTCGGTTTTGAAGCGCAATAAGTCTCCCAAGGTCTCTCAACCCCCAAGCAACGCTATCAGGCATTTTCGTCTTTGGTTCGGCAGTTCCGGTAAATACAACAAGATTGTGCAGGGCTTTAGGTTCAACTTCTAGAATTTCCTCCACCGCCTTTACATGAGCATAATTCTGTCGGAGAGGGTTCTGAAATTGACGCTTGCTGCGTTTTTGCACTTGGGTCCATTTAGCCTGGTCAGCACTGCCAAATATCCATCCTGACATATTCTTGGTTTCGATCACAAAAATACCGAAGCGAGATAGTATAAGGTGATCAATTTGGGTAGTGCCTCCAGCGACCGGCAAAATTAGGTCCGTCAACACTCGATAGTCCTGACTGTTTAGAGCTGAGGTGAGTGCACTGTGAACTACACGTTCACCTCTAGCGCCCTTTCGATCAGGTGTATTGTAGCTAGCTTCGACAGCCCAAATTGCAGACTTCAGCAAGTACTTCAGCATTGTAACTCCCGCTATTTACGAACTCGGCATGCAATAATATAATAATGTATTAGGCTTATGCGTTTGCATGCTTCCTCGAGCGCAGTTCATAATCACAAAAATTCTTGAAAAATAACTGCTGTAGTTTGATAGCAAAAATTAATATCAGTGCGAAACCCGTTAAAACCGCTCGCTTCAGCCTATCCTTCCACAGGACTACAGCAACTGCTTGTCCAATCTAGCGCTCGACAGGCACAGCCGTACAGCTGCGGTTTGCCCTGATCGGCGCATCACCCTCCGACATGCCAGGGCAACCTGTATAGAGCGGTTCCAAGCAAAACTCTGCGTTGGGCTCCAAGCCATATGGCGCGGTCACCTGATACTGAAACGCAACGGGCTTTGACCCAACATTCTGGCTTTGCACCGGACGATCGAGGCGAACATACAAGCTGGCATCGGTGCGCGGGTTGCGGAAGGAATAGCGCGTCTTCCCGGGTACGATCTGACAGTTTCGCCCCTCCTCGGTCCGCTCGATCTCAACCTCAATCGCGCAGCTGCGCCCGCCCCCGCACCGGGGCCCCAACACGTCCGATCGCGATATCCGGAAGATCACATCCGGCCGCTGCAGCACTTTGACGTCTTCGACCAGATGCGACAGCGTCTGGGTATTCGCATCCACCTTGTCACCTAAGCGCCAGGGCGAGAACACCAGCTCATTGACCACGGGCACATAGGCACCAATCCACGCGGCGAAGGCCCCGATGACCGTGATGCGGAAAAACTTGCCGCCATCCTTTCGCCACTCCGACCAGTTGATCAGCCCCGCGCGCGGGGTTTCTTCTTCAGACATGCAGACAGGCTCCAGGTGCAGACATTTCAAGCCAAGATGCCCGCGGGTGCGCTTTGGAGCCTCTGGCGGTTTCCCTACTCCGGCCGCTCGCATTGGGCCATCGTGCGATAGCCCCCTTCCGAGATTTCATGGGTCGCCGTTTTCACAACCCAAACGCCAGATGCGGCCGCGCTGAACCCGATCGGGATCAAGCGCCCCTCGGCCGCAATTGAGGGGTTCCCAGGCAGCTCCACCTCGAGCGTCTCCTTTGCGCGGCCGGCACGGCGCGACTCGGCCGTCGCGACGGCGCGCGCCTCTTCCTCGGATCGGAACCGCTGGCGCAGCCGGCGCACCGGCTCCGCGTCCCCGACCTTTACCTCCACATCTTCGGCCTTCTCGAGATCCCGATAGGTGGCGATGATCGTACCCGTTGCCTCGCTGAGCCCACGGCGCATCGACCAGCGGGTGACATCTGCCTCCTGCAGCACCACTGCCGCCGTTGGCTGCCCCGAGGCTTTCACCCCCTCCGCCCTGCGCCCGACGTAGAGAACGCCACCGGCTGGCTTGGCAACGAGGTCATGCAGCACCGCAATCCGCGTCAAAACCGACAGGTCGCTTTCGTCCAGCTGATCGATGTGACCAGGCACGATGGCTCCAGCGGCCTCGGTCACGGCCGGCTCGAGCCCGTTGTCGCCGGCAATTGTGGTGGCGATCGCTTTCAGCGTCATGCCGGCCGGCCACGACCGAGACTTCTGCTGGCTGATCGGGGCAAAGCCGCTCTGCGTCTCGCCTTGCGCTTTGGCGCGGCACACGGCCGTGATCATGCGAGGGGGCGAGCTCTCCTCGACCTCATCGGCGATATAGAGCCCCAACTGCAAGAACTCCCCGAGATACCCCAAGGCGATCGCAACCTCGGCCCCCGGTTCCGGCATGGCAAAGCGCGACAGCGGCGAGGTATTGGCGAAAGTGATCTCGGCAGTATCAGAGATAAAGCCGGCCGTGTCGGACACGCGCACCGAACTCAGCTGCGAAAACACGAAGCCCGACAGCGGCACCCCGTTGATTGTGACCTGCACCAACGGTCGGAAATCCATCAGCCCCATAGCTGCGCCGTTTCAGAAGGCTCTGAGGTGTCCAAATCCGGCAACAGGATGCGAACGCCAGGATCGAGCACAGCCCCCAACGCGCCCAGACCAGGGTTAGCGGCAAGAACCGCCTCCACCTTGCCGCCCAGGGTATCCCCATAGTGCGCAGCCACGACCTGGTCCAGGACATCACCCTCAGAAGAAACGAAGTAAAGATCGGACACCGCCGTCATATCTTGCCATCCTCATTGTAAATTCTTGCCGATGCGGGATGCCCTGTGAGGCAAAGACTTCTTGCCCTTCGGTGACGCCTTCCACGACCCACAGGCCCAGCACCTTACCGATGCCAGACACCAAGGGCAGTGGCAGCCCAAGGCTGGCCTGTGTGCGCATCTTATCGATCTGCTTCAGCCCGCCTCTGAAATGGGGATAGATCACCCCCTCGAGCTCCACGGTCTCCGGGCCCAGGCCGGTGAACTGCAAAGCATCATTAGTACCGATCCGCGCCTGACGTGCCCACCGATACTCAGCCGATCGACTGAGCCGCTGGTAGGCAGCATTATCCAGGGAGAACTGAAAGAACCCGAGCTGCATCATGACTTCTGCCATCGTTATCTCCCAAACGGCCCCGTGGCCGGCGCGCGATCGAATAGACCGTTGCCGGCGTTGCGTTGTTCCTCACGCTTCAGGAGCCGCAAGACTTCATGAGCATCAGCCCCAGGCGCGTTGATCGTGTAATGGTTGGTGACGGTTTGCGATGCCTGCGCAGGAGCTGCTGCCAGTGCCGGCGCGGCCGTCTGGGAGAATACGGCCTCGATGCGCGCCATCATGCCGTCCACGTCGGGACGGCGCGACTGACCGCGTTCACTCGAGGTGAGCGGAGCGGATCCCATGCGCCGCGCCGGCTGCGCAGGAATACCCACCCGCGGGCTGCTGCGACGCAGTTTATCCCGGACACGGGCACCTCTACCGCCGACCGACCGCGCGGCCGAGCTGCTGCGATGTGCCGGCTGCGCTGGAATTCTTACCGTCGGGCTGCCGCGGCCCAGATTATCAGGTATTACACCGCGATTGCTGACCGGCCCCGCGACCCCGCCGCTTCCGCGCACCATATCCAGAACACGCGCGCCTTGTTTCTTCACCGACCGCGCGCCCGGGCTGAACACAGAACCGACGCGATCGGCATAGCCGGCAAGCTGGCGCATGGCGCGGTTGTTCGCCACGTACCCCGACCGGTTCTCGAACTTGAGCTCCGGACCGAGCTCGCCGGTCAGGTGCCAGCCAGGACGGAAGGGTCCACCCAAAACGTTCTTCTGCGGCTTGATTCCGTATAGTTTCTCCGCGGCCGAGCTGGTCATCGGAGCCGCGGTGTCGTTTGACGCCGTATTGCCAAGACCAGATACCTTGCCAGGCTCAACGCGCGCGGCGACAGCAGAGCCTACGGCCGAGCCGATCGCGTTGCCGGCGCGCTGCGCGTTCTCATAGCCCCACTTCAACGCCTCGATCACCGGTTTGATCAAGGTCATCAGCGTGGTGAACTTATCACCGATCCAGGTCAGGACGGGATCAATGGAGGTTTTGACCGCCTCCCACGCAGCACCGATGCCACCAGTTGCCGCCAGCCCATCGATGACCGGCTTCACCAGCCCAGACCAGGTCGTGTCGAAGACGGACCCGATCGCACTGAGTGTCGTGTCGATCGCTCCGGAAAGGGTCGACCAGGCGCGCTCGATCGGCGCGGTCACCCCCATCGCATCGGTCACCGGCTTGATGACATTGTCATAGATCCACCGGAACCTGTCGCCGATGCCGCCCAGGATCCGGTGCATGACAGACTGCGCCGACTTCCACATCCGCCCGAGCCCATCGGACGCGCGTTGCATATCACCGGAAAAGGCGCCAGCGACTACATCGCCCAGACCCGAATAGTAGGACCCGATATCGGACAGAACCGGGCCCAACACGCTGCCAGCCTGCCGCCACGCCGCCTCGATTGGCCCCGTGATCCCCATTGCATCCGTGACCGGCTTGATGAGGTTTGAATAGGTCGCAGAGAATACGGCACCGATGCCGCTCCAGGTCCGATCGAAGAACGACGTGGTGCCGTTCCACATTGCCCGCACCCCCTTCTCGGCGCGCTCCATATCCCCGGAAAAGACCCCACCGACGAAGTTGCCGAACCCCTGAAAGTACCCCTTCGCATCGCCCCATAGGCCCTTGAACCAGGGCGCGACGCTCTCCCAATTGCGGTAGATGAGATAGGCCCCCCCCGCGATGACGGCGATCGCCGCCCCGATCGGGTTCATGATTAGGGCAGACCCGATCGCGCGGATCGCCCCAACGACGATCGGCGAAGCTGTAGCCAGGGAAAGCATGGCGCGGCCGAGGCTGAACACTGCGCCCCCGAACTTGGCAACACGCACGATAGTGCGCGACGCCAGGACGGCTCCGACCACCATCCCAAAGTTTTCCCAGCCGCCGATCATATCGGCCGTGCTTTCGGTGACCGACCATACCACGGACCCGATCGCTCCAATTCCTGACGCAATCTCGCCGACTATCGGGAGTGCTCGCTCGATTCCACCGGCGAAACCTTCGGCCCATTGTTCAACCGCATCCCGATTACCCACTAGGGCATCCCCGATCCGACCCATCGCGCGGGTGACCACCGGCATCAAGGCCGAACCCACTGTGTTCTTCAGGCCGGATATGACCAGTTGCGTATCAAGCAGCGTGTCCTTGAAGACTTCGGCATCCCGGGCAGCCTGATCCGACAGCACATAGCCGGTGCGACGCGCATCCTCGCGCAGCTGCGTCAGCCCTTTAGAGCCGTCCTTCAGCATGTTGAGCAGACCGATACCCGATCGCCCGAACAGATCGTTTGCCAGCGCGGCCTTTTCCGCCTGCGTCTCGACACCCTGCAGCTTGTCCGCGATCGAGGCCAGCGCCTCCTCTGGCAGCTGATTGGCGAGCTGGCCGGCTGACAACCCCAAGGCGTCCAGGGCGTCCTTCTGGGCACCGGTCCCCTCAAGCGCCAGGCCGATGTTCTTGGTCATTTTTTCCAATGCGCCGTCGAAGGTACCTGTCGCAACCCCTGACCGCTCGGCCGCATAGCGCAGCTCCTGAAGCGCGCCCAGGCCGATCCCCAGCTTGTCGGCCGTCTTGGCGACGTTATCCCCGAGATCCGCTGTAGAATTGGCAAGGCCGAAGATCGCGCCACCGGCCAAGGTCGCACCGATCGCGATCTGGCGCGCGTTCCGGCCGATGCCGGATGCCATGTTACTGAAGGTGGAGCCGACCCGGCGCGACGCTGCGGCCGCGCGGTTCCATCGCTCCTGGGCGCGACGCAGATCCACAAGCGTCCGCTCGAGCTTTTCATACTCATGATCGAGGTGCTCAACGGACTGCCCCTGCTTGCGCAGAACGTTACGCTGGCGGTCGAGCTCCTTTTGCCGGCGCTCGACACCCTTGATCGCATCGCCGACTTGGGACAGCCCAGATTTTAGGAAGCCCATGTTGCGCTTGACCGACTGCTCGAGAACCGAACCGATCGTGATCGTTGCGTTTAGGCGTTGGTTTTTACTCATTCTTCGGAAGGCCTTCTATCCACCAGATGAAACGACTGACCGGCATGGCCATGATTTCACGCTCGGCCCATCCGGTGTGCCGGGCGAGCCGAAGTGACCCCGCCCGGACTTGTTCACGGGTCAGCCAATAAAAACCGAGAGCGCCGTCTGCAGCCGGCTGTACTGGCGCATTGTCATCGAGCGCACAGCTTCCGGTGAGATTTCACACAAGTTGGAGATCAGCGCGATTTCAGACAGAGCGCTGCTGGAACCGGCAGAATCCGCAGCCAGCTGATCGTCAACGAACGGCTCACGCATCTTCAGGCTTTTGACTTCCGTCCCGTCGATCTTTGGCGGCCGGCTTTCAAAGTTGATCGTAAGCGACCCATCGTCATTTTCGACCAGCCAAGCCGGCTTATTTTGATTGTCCATGAGAGCTCCTTACAGGCCGATGTTTGCGCGGTGCTCGGCGAGCTGATCCACGCCGCGCACTTTGCGCACCATATTGACGACATCGATCTCGTTGATATCGACGCCACCGTGGACCTCACGGTAGTACCGCAGGCTCACCGTGAAGGTCAGCGACGGCTTCGTCCCCGAACCCCAGGTACCGCGCGCCACCGAGATGATCTTGCCGTGCATGTGATGCGCCACGGCCGTCTTGGTGCCATCCAGGCTTTCAAGCGACCCACGCGCCGTCAGCTGAACCACCGAGCCGTCTTTGATGCCCCAGAGGGACAGCACGTCACGGTCGTAAGACGTGAGCACGAAGGACGTGGTCATCTTCTCTTGGCCCATGTCGAGATCGATGGGCGCGTCCATGCCGCCCCCGCGGAACTCTTCGGTCGAAACCGTCAGATCAGGGGGGCTGTATTCCTCGATCTTGCCCGCATGGCCACGGCCATCAACGAACAGATTTAGATATTTCAGGATATCTTCAGCAGCCATCAGTTAAACACCTCCTCGATGTAGTCGTTCACCAGGTGCGAACGGAACGTGATATGCTCGGCCGGATAGACCGGGGTAAAATCAAAGTTGAAGAACACTTTGCCGAGCTGGATATTTGCGGCCGAGTTCAGGTCCGGGTCGGCCCAGCACCGCCCGCCCAGGATTGCGCCCAAGGCGACCAGATCCCGAAGGTAGGCATTCACGCTCTCCTCTACGTCCGAGACGTAGGTTTTGGTGATGCCCCGATCGACGGCCCAGAGATGAGCGCGCAGCAGCGAGTCGTTGATGATGTCGGCCGTGCGACGAACGCTGAGGAAGATCCACTTGGTATCATCGGTCAGGGTCCGGTTGCCCCAGAGACGGTAGCCATTCTGGCGGATCGTCGTGGCGACTTTGGCCTCGTTCAGCAGATTGGCGCGCGCACTCGCATCGCCCAGCTTGAAGTCAACCGGCCGGCTGGTACCGATCACGCCGCCCAACAGATTGTTAGATGGCGACGCCCAGAACCCGGTGTCGTTGTCCACCTTGGCAATCAACCCGGCAACGCGGGACGAAGCCGGCACCGACACGATATCGGACCCGACCATAACCTTGTGCCACGGATCGATCAGGTAGATGCGATCCGACCCGAAGTCGCCAGCCGCGGTGATCGCGTCGGCATCGTTGGTGTTGGGCCCATCGGCGATGATAACAGCGCGCAGACGGTCACCGATCCCCTGCAGCTCGGCAACGACCGGGTTTGCGTTGCCTTCGGGGCGTTGGTGGGTGAAGCCAGGCGCGATCAAGATGCGCGGGGAAAACCCGACAACGCTCTCGGCCCCGACCAGGGCGTGAACACCTTCGAAGTTGCCATCAACGGCGTTCACGCCACCAATCACATTGGCGAGGCTTTCGGCCTCAGTAGCCCCCTCCTCAACCCGCACGACAATGACGACAGCACCAATCTGGTCGAAGATGCCGTCCATCGCCGCCGGCAAGGTGCCGAGCGCGGTGCCCTCGGTATCCAGGCCCGCGGCTTCTTTGCGCGAGCCGGCGACCAAGACCGGTGTGTTTAGGGGGAAGGCATCAGGATCGGCGTCGGGCGCGGTGCCCACAATGCCGATGACGGATGACTTGACCGTCTGAATGGGACGTGGACCTGCATCGATCTCGATGACCTCGACGCCGTGAAGAAATGCCATAGTGACCTCGCTTGCGGATGTGAACTGTTGCCCAAGCATTCCACCGCGCCGCGGCTCAATCCTCTGGCGGTTCCCCCGCGCGCGACCAGCCGGCGAGATAGGCGCGGTTCATTTCCAAAACACGGCAATAAAGCCCGCCTGGCGACAGCTCCTGCGGCGCACTCAGCTCAAGGGCATGGGCGCAGATTTCAGAGCAGAACCACTGGTCCTTTCGATGCCGGCGCAGGTTCAGCGCCTGTGAGGCCAGCAAGCCGACATAGTCGTAAGGATTGCCAAACTCGGCGATCACCCGGTCGATCGCGGTCGGCCCCGCCCAGGGAATGGCGACGAACTCCCAATGCCCCGGTTTGAAGGTGATCGACTTCTCCCGCACACCGCCGTCCCGGCCGCTCGATGACCAGGCGCTCGTTTCCAGCCCTTTGACAGACATTGTCGGTACCGCGCGCAAAATTTCAACATGGCTGAACGAAGATCGGGTGACCCAACGGATCACCCGATCGAGCGGCTGCCCGCGCCCTTTGTAGAAAGCCAAGGCGATCACAGGCTAGATGCCTTGGATTTGGGCAACAGCTGCATCGAACTCAGTATCAGCTTCGGCTTTGGCAGCCTCAAAGATACTCGCAATCTTTGCCTCAATATCGGGGTCTGCATCGGAAATTGCTGAGAGGCTGGCGTTGGTCTCCGCCTCGATCACTTCGACGAGCAAAGCAATCTTTCTATAGGATGCTGCTTTATCAGAGATGATCGAAAGCAGCTCCTCTCGGCTTTTATCACGAGCAGCTGCTTCGCGATCAATCAACGCAAGCTCATCAGCGTCCGCGCCTGCAGCATTTGCCGAAATTTCCGCCTTAATTTCATATGCAACGAGCTTCCCGGCAGACGCGCTGGAAATACGCGCCCGGTAACTATTGGCACGTTTTGCAACTTCGCTTTTTGCGGCGGACTTCAAAGCGGCCCCAATTACCTCAGGGGCCACTCCACGATCACGCACCGAGGACACCTCGACCTGATCATAAAGCGACCCGTTGTGTTCGACAGTGATTTTCATAATTTGCCCTCCTTATAGAACAAAATCGGTAACGTAGTTCCGCGGTGTGCCGTTCGCGTCACGGGCGATCCCGCCAAGCATGTCCTCCCAAGCGTTTGCCGTTGCCCCGTCCGGACGGGTAGACGGCACACCAGTGCCGTGCCGATTAAGAAATATGATGGGGGAACCGAAGCAGGCCACAAATTGCGCGCCAAGCAACGGGTCACTCGGCAGGTCACCTCGCCAAACAATGTCAATTTCTACTGCTGAAACATAGCAAGGCGTGTCTTCACGAGTGCTTGCTGTGATGAACGCATAGTTACCCAATTCAACCCGGCATCCGTTCAACAAATGAACACCACGAAAACCGGTTCTGAAGATTACAAGTGAGCGCAGCTGTGTCGGTGACACCCCCGCGACAAAAGCAGTTTTGATCACCATATTCGATTGGCCTGCGCCACGAATAAACCCCAACTCTCCACGGCCGCAAACGATTCTGCCTGCGTGCTCATCCCCGGCGTTGTTCAACACCTGCTCGATAGTTGTCGACCCACCAGCATAAGAACTTATGTAGACAGTGCGATCTCCAATGATCCAATCTCTATCAATCGCATGATAAGTGCTACGAAGAATGATACTCACAGCACCGTAATCGCGCGTATTATCTAAAGCACCCGCCACAGTTTCAAACGGGTTCTGGTTCGTCCCATCGCCCAGTTCATCGTCGCCAGTATCGGCATTTACGTTTACGACTACCTTGGCATGCGTCGCGTCAGCGATGCCCTGCAAATCGGCGGCCAGATCATCATAACCGGCTTGCCGTATGCCGAGCTGCGTTTGCGCTTCGGTAATTGCGGCCAAAACATCCGCATCGACGTTATCTAAAAACGCATTAATGCGGGCATCCGTCGTATTGAGAGCTTCTGCTGCGGCTTGGATCATAGCAATGTCGGGGTCGCTCATTTATACCTCCAGTGCGGCAACTCGGGCCGTCAGGTCAGTGATTAGTTTCGATTGATCGCGGATCAGCAGACGCTGTTTTATTTGCTCGTCTGCGATAATGCCGTGGCCCGCCAAATCGGTTAGAACATGGCGATAAAGCGCATCTTCATCTGCTTCGATGATGACCGAACCTTCAGGCGCAGCACTTAGGTCGAGATGGTAGAAAACGCGGTAGATGGTGACACCAAACCCGCGCGCGGTAACATCAGCCCCAGCCCAGATGCCAATCAGCGTCCCATCAGCTGAAAAGAAGCCGATCTCTCGCATTGAAAAGGCAGGCGTATCGCTAGGCACCTCCGCAATGACCCGCCATCGCTGTGGCGCAAGGAAGCGGCGGTTTTCGATGGGCACACGCAGGCGTTCATTGACCAACGAGGTTTGGGATGCGGACGGATTGTAGGCCGCGCCACCACCATCGCCAAAGCCAATCTCCGTTATTGCGACTTGTGACGCGTTTCCAGATGCCGCAGCGAACAGCGGGATCGCTGCATTTGTAATTAGAGATGTAGGCACTAAGGAAGCTCCATAGTCATGATAGCCTCATCGACCATCAAATCAGCGAAGGCTGGGGAAACAAAAAGTTCGCTCGAAGTGGTCTCAATCGAGCGCACTGTGTAGTGTGAGCGGACCGGTTTGACGGCGTTCAGAAGCCGATCAATCTGGAACAAAAATCCTGCGTCGATACGATATCCAGCCGCGAAAATATCAGCAGCGGGAAAATCCAAACGAAACGTGTGAGGATCCCCACCATACTCGAACCACTCCGAAATCGTATTGCCGAGCCCGAGCGAATTTAATGCTTCGACAACCGCGCGACGCGTTCCTTTGTACCGATGGACGGTGATGGAGCTTTCAAGCACTGCGCGTTTAACGTCTTCCGACCAATAAGGATCCCACTCCTCAACCGAGAGCGCCCAGGCCAAATAACCCAAAAGTGGCGCTGGAATGGTCTGCGGATCCCACAGCGCCGAAATAGGATCAGCTGCCCCGAGCAAGCGCCCGGACAACTGTTCGAGATCATACTCGATCTGTTGCGCGTTTGGCGGAAGAATAGAAGGCAGGTCAGACATCACGCCCCCCGACAGTAACAGTCACGGCACTACAGTAGGCAGCCTCGGAACTTTCAATCACGATATCAGCCACCGGACTGATGAGGGTCACCTTTTGCACCCCGACTTGATGAAGCGCCGCGTGCAAGCCCGAGATCGTAATATCATTTCCCAAGCGGTGCCGGTCCTGGACAAACGCCAGAGCCGAAGCGGCCGCGGCCGAGCGTACCACTTCGGCGTCGGGCCCCTCATAGAGCGTCAAAACTGCCTTCAGCTGGTAGGTTACGATCGTCGCGCCTTCGACGATCACGTGATCTGTGATTGGCCGAATATCCTCGTCATTTAGCCTATTGGAAACAGTCTGCACCAAGGCAGGATCACCCCCTCCATTCCCTGACGTAGAAAGTACGGTAACCAGAACTTGACCGGGTGACGGAGACTCGACGCTGATATCTTTGACCTGCGGAGATGCCGAAAGCCCCCAGAACACATAGGAACCCCGCGGCCCTGCGGTGGTGAAGCCTTCAAGCGCCAATTGAACTCGCGATCGGAACCGAACATCGTCCTCGAGTACTGCAAGCACAGGAGGAACCGCTGCAGGGTCAGCCTCCTGAATTATGGCCCGTTCAACGCCATAGAAAGCACCAAGATGGTCCAGCTGAGCGCCGATCGCGAACGCAAGCATGTTACCGCGGCCGGCATCATCGACCTCGGCACGCAAAAGCAGCTCTCGGTACGCCCAGGCTTCGAGCACCTTTGTGATTGGCTCGCTTTCCAAATCGACGATGGGTGCGAGGTCAGGATCCCGATCGACAAGCCAGGCTTTGACCTCCGCTAAAATAGTCTCAAAGTCCTTTCGATCGATGATCTCCGGAGCCGGTAGGCGATCGAGGTTAATTGCCGTGAACGCGCTCATCCGACCTCGATCCCCGCGATGGTGACTTCGCGGCCGTCGGGTAGATAGCGGCCGCTGAGATCAATGATAATTTTGCCAGGCTCAAAGGTCCGGAGCGTTACCGTGTCCACATCGATGCGCGGCTCCCATGTGATCAACGCCTCGGCCGTCGCCGCGATGATCGCCAGCTTGGTCGCCGAGGAATACGGCGCGTCGATAAGATCGAACAAACGGGATCCGTAGTCGCGCCGCATCACCCGCGACCCGATCGGGGTCGTCAGGATATCCCGGATGGATTGCCGGAGGTGGTCGATGCCGCCCAATTTACGGCCTGTGAGTGCGCTGATCCCATACATGCGCCCACATTGGACAGGACACGCGCTGCGATCCTCTGGCGGTTCCCCACTGCGCTACTTCGGAGTGCCGGTGTCGCTAGGCCCAGGCTGAATGCCCCCATGCACATGAGACACCAAGCTGATCTCGGACGCCACGACATCGCCGGCACCGGTGATCGTGCCGGCAAAGTTGCCAGCCGGCACACCACCCGCGAACGGACCAGGATAGATGATGCCATGCGCAGTATTGCCGCCAGGCGAAAGCACCACCACCTGAGTGCCGACCGATGGCGGGATCCAGAACTTCAGCTCTGCCGACCCAAGCTGCGCAATCTTAAGCCAATCGCTCTCCGCCCCGTCAGCCCATTTGACCTTGGCACGATCGCCATCGCGCGCCGTGACCGTGGCCACCATGATCATCCGCTCCACGGCCTGCATCAGCTGCGATAAGGTGAACTCAGACATCGCCGCCCTCCGCCACATAATCTTGCTCATGCGCAGGCCCGATATCCGGCGACCAGGACGTCAGTAGCTGGGTCGGTGTCACGCCGTCATCGATAAAGAAGCTCGGTCCAATATCTGCCGCATGGGCCCACTCGACGCGCCAAACGTCGTACTGGTCCGCTTGCGGCGCAAACTCATCTGGTTCAACAGCCAAGACTGCGGCCGCGCCCCAGGCGACCCCCAATCGGTTACTGTGCACCACGGCCGCGAGCGCGCCGGCTGCCTTCAGCACCTCGCGCCGCACCTTCGGTGTCCGGTACCCGAGCACGATGCGCGCCTCGATCCGGACCAGGCACGGAAACTGACCCGTGTGTGGATCCTTGTCGAGATCAGGCTCGAGCTCCGACATCTGAACGATAATGGCCGGCACTTCTAAAGTTTTGCGCGTCTCATCCTCGGCCGCGACGGTCTTAAAAGTCGGAAACGCCGCCGCCAGCGTGGCCACGACCGTGTCCAGGGCAGCGCCCAAATCAAGTGCTTCAGCCATCATCCAACTCCCAGGATTGTGCGCGCCCGAATTTCTGCCAGAAAGTGCTTCATGTAGATGCTATCGATATCCACAAAAACCTCGTCCTCGAGGTAGATCATCATCCGATCGGCAACCGACAGCGTCGCCTCGCCGATCGCCCATCGCTTCGACCCGTACCGCTTCATGACTTTGCGCTTACCGCCCACCTTCGCAAAGAACGCGCCGTGGACCATCGTGTCGCCAAACTTAATCCCGCCATCGACCTTTTGCGGCCGGCCTTTGAACGCTGACACCGGCAGATCATTGGCACCGAACCAGAGCTTCAAAGCGTTGTTGCCCTTGCCCACCTTGTACTCCTTTAGGCGACGGCGCAGCGCCTTAGCATTCCGCAGCCCGAGCTCCGTCTGCAGGCCGGTGGACGCCAGACGCCGAAGGGTCGCGGCCGTGCGCTTCAGTGCGCGCGATCGAGAGAGCTCTACCTGTTTGGGGGTTGCCGCATACTCGGCCGCGATCTTGTCGAGCTGACCGTCGTCAAAGTCAAAGGCCAGCATTGTAGATCACATTCGGCACCGCCAGGATCAGCGTGGCGATCCCGGTACCGTCCAACTGTGGCTCTTCCAGAACATCGAAGGTGCGGCCCTCGATCACGGCCGTGTCGCCGCGCAGAACCTGCGACACCTCGTCTTCGCGGCAAACGAACCGCGGCCCAGGGCCGTCGAATTCGAACTCGCCCAAGGTCGCCATCTGGGTCGGATCGTCAAAAATGCCAAGGACATCTGCCACCTTTTCCGAAGCCCTAGTGATGCTTGCCGTGGTGGCAAATTCATCGAGCTCGAAAAAAGCGGAGATGTCCTCCCAATCGGGATGGGGCATCGGTTACGCGTCGCGCGCTTCTTCGATGGCGGCAATCAGCTTGGCCTGATTCATGCCGTCATACCCGTCAATTTCAAGCTCGGCCGCGATAACCTTCAGGTCCGCGACCTTCATCTTGCCCAGATCGCCTTCAGCTTTGGCAGCCTTGCCCTTCGCCAGCTCGGCGCGGCCGCGGTTGATCAGGTTCTTTGCCAGATCCTCGCCGATCTCCACCGTGGTGCCAGGCGTTTTGATTTTTCCCGCAATCGCGATCGCGGAGGTGATTTTAACTTTCACTGTCTTTTCAGCCATTTTGAAATCCTAAGATTAAAGAGGTCAGAGGGAGCGAACCGGCCTGATCGGCCGGCTCAGATCGTTATGCCGTCGGCTTGCGGCCGAGGCAGAAGCTCTCGGTGCGGCGCGCGGCGATATCGAAGTCCTGGTGCAGCACAACGCGGCGCGTCCCCGACAGCGACTGGGTGTAGGGATCGACCAGGATATCCAGCGCACCCCACAGGCCGATGTAGACATCGCGCAGGTTGCCAAACAGCACGTCGCCGTTCTCGAACTGGTTGGTGATCTCGGCCGTCGACCCGTTCACGGTACCGCCGTCTTCCCAGATCGTCTGGCCGTTCGAGTTGGCGAATTTCTCGGTCGACTTACAGTGGCCGCGGAACTTGGAGTTACCCACGTAGCGCACCGAATCCGTCAGAGCGTTGTCGAGTGCGACCTCACTCTCCATTTCGATGATTTCCGCATAGGTCGGCTGAATATCCGCGAAGGCCACGGCGTTGATACCGGAGTGGTTCAAGATGCCCAGAGGGTTATTCCCGACGCCGTCACCATAGTAGCCGTACCAATCGATGCCGAGTGCCAGATCCGTTGCCAAAGAGCTGCGGAACTGCAGCTCAACATCCATCGAAGACTGCTGCATCATGCGACGCGTCACCCGCCCAAAGACACCAATAGTGGTCGGGCTCATTTTGACCAGCCCAGCGTCCATGCTGCCCTCGCCCACATCTTCGTCTTCACCGACGATGAACACGTTGCCCGAGCCGGTTTGACCCGGCACATCCAGATTGCCGACCAGACCGCCCATCGGCGTCCCCAGCTGCAGCAACGTGGCGCGGTTGCGAAGCATTTCGATAAAGGACTGCGTGGCCAGGTTGGTATCGATCAAGAACCCGCCTGTGTCGCCCGGCGTGGCACCGGAGGTCGACGTATTCAGTGCGCGGGTCAGGACGTCGACGGGGACTGTGATCCCTTCGGAGCTGCGCCCCATCGTTTCCTGCGCGGCCGCCGATGCTTCGAATTCGAATGCAGCTGCGGCTTGTGCTGACCGGTCGCTTGGATTGA